TGCAGCAGACATACCTTCAGTAGAAGCAGTAGCAATAGTCTGTAAATACCCAACAGACCTAATAATACCTCTTACAGTATTAAATCCTGCAACAATAGTACCTACTACTACTGCAGTAGCTCCTACTCTAAGACCAAAACCTCCAACCCAAGTTTCTGAGATAGAATTAATTATTTTGATTATAGAGTTACCCACATTTAGTACTGGGGTAAAGATTCTACCCAAAGCTGCACCTGCGGTAACTGTTAAGTTCTCTATACTTGATTCGAATTGGTCAATTACACCAGCATCTGTTTTAAGACGTTCTTCATTGAGTCGATTTACTGCCCCCATGTTTTGGTCATAAGTTGCAAGTATCTTACCCATCTTATCTCTACCAGAAGCAATATCCCTAAGTACTGGGAGCATACCACGATTACCCCGAACCCCAAATATATTGAAGAAAGTTGGTGTTTCAATTCGTGAAGGTAAATCTACTGCAGCCTTAGCAAACTTCTGATAGATAGTGTAAAGGTCTATAAGGTTACCTTGAGCATCGAAGAATTCATCGGGACTTAAGCCCAGGTCTGCTAAAGCGTTATAGCCTTTCTTTTTTTGGTTAACAAGAGAGAGTTGTAAGTAACGAATCATATTGGCCAGTGAGGTACCTGCCATAGAACCCTGTATACCCATATCACCCAATACACCAATAGCAGCAGCCGTTTGCCGAAGGTCTACTCCAGCAGTTGCCATATCTGCTCCTGCATAAGATATGGACTGGGCTAAGTCTGTTAAAGATATATTTGCATTAGTAACTGCAGTATATAAATCATCGGTTACTCTAGCGGCTTCTCCCATTGGGATTTGGTACATTGACATGATATTAGTCATCAAGTCAGCTACACCACCTTTCTGTCCCACTGGCATTGTAAAGATTGAAGCCAGCTTAGATGCTGGCCCAATCATTTCTTTGATAGCATCGAATTTATTACCTGCCATAGCCAGGTATCTTTGTCCTGATGCAACATCCGAAGCAGTAAGAGGAGTTATCTCATTGACATCTTTTGCCAATTGTAACATTTCTCTTTGTTCTGCAATGGTAGCACCAGCAATTTTCGAAGCAGTCCAAACTTCATTCTGAACACCCGCAGAGTATTTATAGGCCCTTGCCATTCCCCCTACGAGCTGCATTCCGAAGTCCATTGTATTGGAAGCTGACATCTGTATACCTCTATTCCAGGTATTCATATCATTCATCATTGTTCTGAATGACCCAGATATCTTGCCAGCCTCTTGAGAGAATCGGTCTTTTAATACCATGGCAACACCGACCTCTACTATACTCCTACTGGTATTCATAATTTATTTTCTTTTCTTTAATTGTTTATAATATTGTTCGGCCATTTCCTTAAATATTTTCCTGATTCTATACGGAAGACGTAAAAAGCCGAAATAGTCTAAGGCTATCTCGGCTCTGGTGATATAAACAAAATCACTCTCTAACATTACTCTTCCGTCAGGTAGAAAAAATTCGGTGCCCAAACTATAGGATAAGTTCTTTCTTCTCCGGTGGTTGGATTAGTGATATGGGATTCACCTTTGAAGATAGGGTCCATAGATAAGATATGCTTTCTCATCTCAGCCATATCCTTTGCAGTAAACGGAGTAAAGTTTTCTACCTTCTCCCAACTACCATCAACCTCTAAGTGAAGATTACGGCAAAGAAGAGGAGCATTCTTAGTTTGTTTATCCAAAGGCAACTTCATGAACTCTTGTTCTCCCTTACCAGTCATACAATCGAATTTAATTCTCTTGCCAGATGAAAGAGTGTATTCATGGTCTACCAATCTAACTCCCTCTGGATAATAAGGAATAGCATCTGGCTTCTGATTTAAATCCTCTACAGTTGGAGTAGTACCGTAATCGAAAAGGAACTCATGAAGGTCTTGGCCATAAGTAATCTTACCACCATTCTCTTTGCCCCAATCATATTCGAATTCTACTTCCTCTCCCAAAGAGAAGATACGAGAATTGAAGATAATAGCATAACGGTCATTGACTGGTAAGTTAAGGGCATCATCTACGGTTAATTTCCCATTAGGGGTAGCAGTAGTTCTAATTACAATTGCTGCAATGAACTTGGTAAGGTTCATCAAAGTCTTCATGTCTGAAAGGTTACTGAGAATATCTTCATCAGCACCATTCTGTTCTCTGATTTCATATTCGAAACCAGAGGGTCCGGTAAATCTAAATGTTCTAAATTCCATAATTTGATATATTTAATGTTTACAAATGTTCATAGTACTCCGTATAACAACAAGAAAGGGGTGAGCTCCTATCACAGGAATCCCACCCCTCCACCGAATCTTAGTGAAAATAGACTAAGGAATTAGTATTTATCTGCAGTACCAACTGAGAACTCTATGGACTCAATGGTATTCTCTGAAGCCATTCTGTCCAAGTCTAAGCCGGTAATCTTACATGGCCATACCTCTTCGAAGACGTGGGTATTAAGAACCGAGACTCCATCTTCGGCAAGTTCATTTACAATAGCCGTTTCCCAATATTGGCTTGGTACCAAACCTCCACCAACTATGTGGTCTTGGCAAGCATAAAGCCAATCATGAAGCCATGTGTCTGAACCTGCAGTAGTCATAAGTTTCTCTACGATAAGATTACCTATAGTAACCCTACCTGCAGTTTTAACGTCTCTATTGACGTCCCCATGAGCAACCTGGTCAATTTCAATATCTGGCAAAGTACAACTTTGGAATAGATAAGTATTGATAGGGTGTTTGGGGAACATGATGCTCCACAAGAATTTCTTCCGTGGGTTTTTTACTTTTGCTCCCATTGTGTTATGAGTTTATAAGTTATTACTTGTTTCTACGATTGATACTGCCTTAGAAGCTGCATCGATTACAATCTCCATAGTTACCTCTTGCATAGGAACTACATCCTTATACTTAAGGATAGCACGGTACTTACCCTGACGAGCATCTGCTTCGTTATTAACCGAAAGGTCATCCCAAGAAGTTGCATCTTGATCACCCATCCAGGTATACTCGGTCATAGCATCTTCGTCTACCAAAGAATCCAAGGTAGGTTTAACCTCCAACCAGATTCTCTTCCAAGTACTCCAAACGTTTGGTTCTTCGATATACTTGTTGAGTACCGGGCGAAGGAACTTCTTCAAGTAAAGATTCAGTCTTACGATTGAAAGGAACCTTTCAGAATCCTGTTTCACTTGAGAAGAGAAACAATGCCATAGCATGGTTTGCTTACCTGCATCTGGAGTATCTTTGATTACTATCTCATTGATATAATTCTGAGCAAGGGTGTTCAGTTCGTTATATCGAGAAGGAGAACCATAGTTGGGGCATACTGGACCAACTGCATCCCCAATAACTCCTCGGTTCATACCTGCAAAGGATTTCCAAGGACCATATTGAGTAGCAGAGGCATCTCCCAAACCTGCAATGGTACCTACTACATCGGAATCCTGAAGATTACCATTTTCGTTGTAGTACTTAAGTCCACCACCAAAGTAGGCAATGTACTTAGAGTTACCTACAGTACCAAGGCAAGTCTGTACCCAAGTAACCTGAGCTTTATAATCTCTTGCCTGAGTACCTTGAGTATAATGGGTCAAGTGTTTGGGAACTTCGATATACAGTACCCATTCCATCAGTTCTTTTGCCATATCAGCAGCAGCCTTGTATACCTTGAGTACATCTGAATCGGTAGTAAGGTGTTGAGAGATATGTGAGATAAATAACTGGTAGAAGTCGGTGTAATCTTTTACCAAATCCAAGGAAGTAATCCATTCGTCAGCAGTAGGTGTAGTTCCAGCACTACCTACCGTACCATTAAACAGTTTCTCTGTTTCGGAGGGTGCAGCATCTCCCACGGTAATAGTGATAGCATTCTTAGTACCGTCGATATCATCGGTAAGCCACTTAATTAGGTTTTCAAAAGAGGAACCTGCAGTAATTACCGGCTTAATATATTCCGAGTTCTTAGCAAATGCACTAAGAGCAAGGTAATCTACCGAAGTATTATTGTTATCATCGGCAGTTTTGTAGGTTATTACTGGACCCTGTTCAAGTACTTGCCCATTAGCCGAATAGATTTTATAATACAAGGTATTAGCTTGTTTATAAAAACCAACCTGGAAAGTATCTGCACTACCAATGGGATCTCCATATCCCTTGGTTACTAATCCAAAACTATAGGTAGTACTACCCGATTTGAAAGTAATCAGAGCAGAGGGTTTAGCCGAGTCGGGTACAGCAGAAGTAACTGAAATTCCATCTTCTGAATCTTTAGCTTTTCTTGCCGCAGCCTGAGAAGCAGTTACTGTACCTTGAGTAGCTCCCTTACCAAGCACTCGAATAACACGAAGCTTAGAACCACCTTGCAAAGCCTTTTCGATATTTGATACAGAACCATCGGGTACAATTTCAGAACCATAGATTCTTTGGAACTGAGAGAAAGTAGAGATGATTTCTGAAGGGTCATCGTATGGACCTTTAGTAGTTCTAGCCAATACACAAGAAACTCCTAACATGGGAGTAGTTTGAAGAACATTGTTGTTCTTAAACTTAAAGTCAATGTGAGGTGAAGTTGGCATAATTCTATTGTGATTAAAGTTAATTACTTGTTTAATTTATACCCTAGAGTATTGTACCTATACCTTAGGTACTTTTAACTCTAGCATCTCATTTTCGTTTTGTTCTAACAATCCAATAAGAACCGATATATCCTTGATAGGTGTAAGAGTACCTTCTCCCAAAGCTTTTTCTGGAAGAATACCGTCCTTACATACATAGGTGTATACCTTCTCAAGTATACCATGCTCTACATCTGGATGGTCATAATAATTACCAATCTCAATGAATAGGTTTCCGGTAGGAGCAAGCCTGCCCTTTTCCCATTCCTCTAAGTCATTGAAGTATGGTCTCACGTATCCTCTAGCAGGTAAGCCGGTATATAAGATTGTATGTAGCAATCTCATATCTGCTTGTGTTTGAGAAACCAGATGTACATCTATGGTAATATCCTTAGTTTCATAAGGAAACTCTGAAGCTTGGTAATTACCATCCTCAAGTTTATCACCAATGATGTATTTATTCACACCAATATCTCCAGCATAATAACCCTGTAGTTCTATGGTTATTCTTGGGAGAGTCTTTGGGCCTTTTACTTGGTTATTCCCTATACCAAAAAGAGGTATGAACTTCTTCATACCTTTAATTGCCTCTTGAAATCTTTTTTCGTTTTCTTGAGACAAAGGTAAGAAGTCTTCTGGATTCAAAGTTAGACCCATTTCTAACATTGTACTTAGTAAAGAGATATAAAAAGTTCTCTCTACTATCTCTTCTGAATTTACCATTAATTTCCTAATCTAATATCTAATTGAACACTCTGATTGCCATTGTCATTAATATACCCATTATAAGTTATCCGAATACCTCCAAAACCACTCATGATAGTTTGTAAATGACCAACACAGTTTAATTCACTAACCCATTGAGTAGCAATATTTGAAGGATAATCTGTAAGCCATACTTTAAAGGGTATGGGTTCAGAACCAATACCTCCAGGGAATTGACCCTCTATTGTCTTACTTATATCGGTTATCTTAAATTGTTTTACAAATTTAGCAACTTGAATACCGTTGATAAGGTAGTACTGATAACCCTTTACATTACTAATCTGAGCAGTACTAGTATTTTGACCAAGATTTGGGAATGGTATATTCGGGGTTGGTTCAAAGCCATACTTAGTAGTTCTAGTACCTGGAGATTGAGTTATATTTAAAACTATCTCAGTGTTAGGTTCTTGCTGTGAGATAATCTTAACTATAGCAGTTCTTTCCAAGGGGTCATAGTTACTGGGGTTATGTTCTTGATTAGTAGATTTAGTTTTGATAGTAAGCTTACCTGCGGCATTAGCTTCTCCAATTTCTTGGGTTACCTCTAACCAATCTGAGGAGCTTTCAACTTTCCAATCTACAGCACGATATTCATCTTGAGGCTTATTATTGATAAACTTCTGTTGGTAACTGTATACACTTATTTCTAGGGTCTCACCCCTTTTAGTACCATCGAAAGTATGGGAAGTAGTTTCTGGAGTAATACTAAAATAAGTTCCCCAGGTCTCTACTATTTTAGGAGCGGCCTTTTGTACCAGGGTTACTTCCCTTTCTACACCCTGAACTACTACCTTGAGAACCTGCTCTTTTAAGGTCTGTTCTGTATTTACTGCTTTCGGTTTTACACGAATGGTAGCAGTACCAGTTCCTGATAGTGAAGATATTTCAAAATCTACTGCCATTATATAATCCTCCTTATTTCTTTTCTAACTTCATTACGTATTTCCTTTTGTAAGGCAGCTTTTCCACCAGCAGCCTTAAATGCAGGAGCCCAGAGAGGACGAGGTGGTAAATTACCATCTCTACTACCATACTCTAACATGATGGCTATCTGATTCAAAGTTTTTCTTGAAGTCTTACCAGTATAAGTAATCTTCTTGATTCCAATTGGTAAACCAACGAAAGTTCTTTTCTTACCTTTTACTAAGGTAACTGACCTGGCATATTGTCCAGTAAGATTTAGCATGGTATGGTCTCCATATTTCTTTATGGTACCAGGAGCATGTGGTGGCCAAGATACTCCGGAACCCCTTGGAGGTACACCAGTATTCAAACTTCGTCTTACTATACGAAGAAGTTGATTACCAAACTTTTCTGTACCTTTCGCATAGCCTTTGGTTAAGATACTTGGAGTTTTGGCAATCAACCTTTCTGCACGAGCTTGTTCTCGTTTATCTACGTATATTTCTAGAGGACCAATTGGAGTCGATAGTGTAATATTAACCGACTTACTTGGCATAATTCTTACTGTTGTTTAGGTTTATCCAATCCCAGCTCCTGAGCAATTCTCCGTAGCAGAGTCTCTTGAGTGGAGATTCGTTGGTCCATGTATTGACGGAACTCCTCAAACTCTGGAGCAGGTTTACTTGGAGCAGAAGGGGATTGGTTAATTGAATTGAGAATGTTATCGCATTCAGAAACAATTACCCCAAATTAAATACGTATTCATAAGTAATTGTTGCAGCATTCTGAGTAATATCAAGTGTAAGTTTTTTACCTGATTCCTTTTGAGTAACTGTAACCGTAGCAGATCTTGATGATCCTTCGGTATTCTCTGAAGCTTTACTTGATATAGTCTTACCACTAACTGTAACAGAAGACCAAGAGGGAGTACCAGACAAACTTACACCTACATCATAAGTATCTGAAGTTTCGGAACCATTAATTACTTTTTTCTTATAGGATATAAAAGTCTTAGATAAAGTATCCCCTGAAGCAACATGGTGAATGGATTCACTTGCACCAGTACCATTCTTCCAATAAAAGTAGTAATTATAAGTAATTGTTGCATCACCCTGAGTGATATCCACATAATCAGAAGCCCCTCCATAAGAAGCCGTAACTCTAATAGACCTACTACTTGTACTGGTATTCTCAGAAGCACTAAGTGTAGTACCTGATAGACTAAATCCTGAGGTACCATTGGTACTTAAACTTGGAGTAGCACTATCAGAGCCATCCCTTGTATTTGAACCCGAAGT